AATCGTCTTTTTGCGCTGACCGCCGTTCAACTTCTTTAATGCCCTGCCGGCCGCGATCGTCTGCCCTTTTGACGGATCCCGCACACCAATTTTCATCAGCGCATCGGTTGCCGTCACCCACAAATCGTTTCCAAGCCCAAATTCCGACCAGCTAAAAGCGGCCGCCAAGCGTTCCTCGATCGGATCAGCCACGGTGAACTCCTCGTTATGTATGTTCAATTCGCCCATCTCTTGCATGTTCAGGGCCCAGTTTTCGCCACTTGCCCACAACCCCTTCACTTCGGCCCAAAGCTGCTGCATGTCAATTCCGCTGTCCAAATCGAACCCGTCAACCTCGATCGACCAGAACCGCCTGTTGCCGGTCGGGTCGTTCAGGTATTGGGATTCGTTGACCGTTCCGCCAAACACGGTGCGGCGCCCAAAATTTGATTCGGTCGCGGCGTATGGCCGGCGCAGCTTGTCCATGGCCTGTGTCGTGAATGACTTGAGCGCGCTGATTTCGGACTTGGAGAACGTCGCGTCAAGCTCGCCCAGCTCCACGATCCAGTAGGACAGGGCGATGAAGATCGAGTCCTTGGACCTCATGTCCAGCGTGTGGCCTGTCAGGATTGCGTCAAGGTGGGCCGGCGCCAGCCTCTGGAACCAAGTTGTCTTGCCAATGTTCTGCGGTCCGACAAAGGTCAAGATGCCTTGGCCAGCAATGCCGTCTGCGCTGAATGCCGCAGCCACTGCTTGGATGAGCCACTTGCGCATGAGCTTGCGCTTCATCTTCTCACCGCCGGCCGGCACCCGCACAGTGGCGTAAAAGGCGTCGAGCCGCGACACCCCGTCCCAAACAACACTGTCGATCCACGTCGCCACAGGGTTGTATTGGTTCTTGTCTGCAAGCGTGATCAGGAATTGGGCGACGTGCTTGGTCGGCATGCGCACGGTCTCGCACTCAGACAGGACGTGGGCTATGGCCGCGTTGTCCCGGTTGTCTCGTGTGAATGCGCTCCCCGGTATGAGCAGCTCAATGGCCTTCTTGATCACGTTGTATCGGACCCCATACCCCAGCTTGTCCATCAGCACGTAGAAGTTGGGCAAGGTGCACAGAGGGTAGCCGTCGTCGTTCAAGTTGACGAATCCGCCCGACACACGCACCCGTGACCGAACCCACCCCCGGACAGTTGACAGTGGCAGCTTCGTGCCAAGGTCCTTGGCCTTTAACTGGATCGCGACAGCAATCTGTTCGCGTTCCACGTCCGACACTTCGGCAGTGTGTGCGATGCCGGCAGCGATCTTCTCTTGCAGATGGCGCACGTCGGTGCACCCCTCAATCATGTCCATCACCGCAGTCAGAGCCACATCGCGCTTGTCCAGCGCCCGCACTTCGCGCTTGTCCTTGGTCATGTGCAGCAGCGAGGCCAGCGTCACTGCCCCGCGCCCACCGGCCCTCTGCTGGCTGAAGCTGTCCCACTTCGACGCGCAGTAGCCCTCGATCCACTTGCCCGAGGCCGCGCTCCAGTTGTCCCATGCGTCGAGCCACTCCCCATCCCCAGAACCTTGATGGTGCAGTGCAGCACCGATCTTGAGCCACGCAGCGTAACCGTCATCTGGGTCAAGGTGAACGAGCACTTCGTCGACCACGCGGTCGAGCTCCCACCCGTCAAGCGCAGACTTCAGGTTGGCGAAGGCGTCCTCACCGGCATCACTCCCCTCACTGATCACTTCGCCCCACACCTTCTCGACCATCCAGCCTAGGTCTTGCGGCAGCACTGGCATCGACGCGTGGCCGTTGATCGCGTGGCCAGTCACTGTGAAATACCGGCCGTCTTTGTACAGCTCAACGCCAGCCTCTTTTTTCGTGCGACTGCTGTCGAGGTTTGTCTGTGTGAAGATCTTCAGGCCAGTGCCAGAAGGAGACACCTCGGCGTAGCCCTCGACCCGGTCAAGAGTTTCTTTGGCAAGCTCACTCAGTGAGCCTGTCACTGGGTCACGGCAGTCGTCAAGGTCGATGCCATGCAGAGCGCCACCGAGCACGATGCCGATGCCGTCGTAGTCGCCCATGAGGTATTCATCAACGGCTGCACCGAACGAAACCCATGTAGCCGAGTCGGTCGAGCTGCCTGCGCCGCCCTTGGCTGACAGAGGCATCTTGGCCCAGACCTTGTCGCCGTTGGGCTTGCTGCGCTGAACGTTCTTCCACAGGACCCAGCGGTCCATTGCTTGCAGGTCTTGAGGTATGTTGTCTAGGCTGAGCGCCAGTACGTTGGGGCGAGTCATGCTTTGTCACCCCGCTGCATCACGAACGATGGGTGCATAGCTTGCAGCATTGCTTTGCGCAGGCCGTTGTAGCTGTCGGACTGAATCAGTGCTGCGATGATGGCGCCTTGGTGTTCTTCGTCAATGTCAAGTTCATTGACCGCGTGAACGCAGTCGGTAATAAGATCTTTGAAATACTCTGATCGAGAGTTCATGCTATCTCCTGAATACAACACCGGCATCCGGCCGGCTCGGTTTAATTTGGCAGATCGCTGATAGGCAGCATGTGCAAAAGAGCGCGTTGCACCTGTGTGTAAAAAGCGTTGACCGCTTCGTCGTCACACGAGATGAACACGCGCACACCGTCTTCTTCGATGTCAAACACTAACTCATCCCCTTCAACAATTGCACGCATTGCTTCCAAGGACAAGGCCAATCTAAGTTCTATCACCGGCGTCCCTTAAGGGCGTCCCAGTCAATGTCTGGCCTCATGTCTTCGGCACGCAGGCCGAGGCGCAGTAGGCGCGAGACGCGTACCAGCTCAGGCACGCGCGCCATTGGTATGCGGTTCTTGCTGGCCCACAGTGACACCGCTTGAGAGCGAATGCCAAGGTAGTGGGCTAGGTTGACAGGGCCGCCAAAGCGGCTGATGATTTCACTTGTGGTCATGGGCTGCCATGATAGCGTTGTTTACATGTAACATGCAATAAATTTATTTTTTTCACAATTCTATGAAAGCGGTGCTATCATGACCGCTCTAAACCAACCTAAAGGACTAAGCATGATTACTATCACATTCAACCCGCAGAACGCGGACCAAGTTCAGATCTTGGCTTGGGCTATGACCAAGCTCTTAGGCAGTGAGCCAGCAGTCGATGAACCAGTGGCCAAAGAAGAAGCGCCAGCAAAGAAACCCAAAGCAGTCAAGGCTGCACCCGCCCCCGTTGTTGAGCCAGAGGCGCCAGCTGCTGCCCCGGCGGTTACGCTTGAGGAAGTACGCGCCAAGCTGGTGGCCTACAAAGAAAAAGGCAAGTCACTCAAGGACTTGTTTGAGACTGTCGGCTGCGCTAACCTCAGCGCCGTGCCGGCTGAGCGCTACGTCGAGCTGCTGGCCAACATAGACAAGTCTTAAGCGGAGGGGTTATGAAAGAACACTTCTGTCCAGTAGAGCACTCCGTGCTTTCTTTCCAAGGCCAATGCAATTGGTGCGATGAAAAAGAATCGACGCAACCACGGCGCGCATGGGTAGGGCTGACGGAGGATGACGCGCTTCATCTATTACCAATAATGCCGTACAAGTACGAAGTTGATGTTGAAATGGTTGTTGAATTTGCCAAAGCCATCGAAGCCAAGTTGAAGGAGCTCAACACATGAACTTCAGAGAGACAACAATCAAATACCTTAAAGATATTCTTAGGTCAAAGACTATTGCCGAGGTAATTCAAGTAGAGCTAGAACAGGCACACCTACGCAAGCTCGAAGCGGAGACGGCCGCTGAGTATGCGTATGCCACCATACAGTACAACGACGAGCGCATTGCGCGATTGCAGAAGCGGCTGGCGCAACACGCGGGGGAGGACAAGCATGATTGACCGAATCATTCTTAGCGCAGTCATGGGCATTGTTGGTTTTAACGGCCTGTTCCCCGACCCGCCACCGCCGCTGACACCGGCACGGTTACAAGCACAAGCAAAAGAAAAATCCATTAGCGAAATGTGCGACCGAAAGCCAAAGAGCAAGGAAGTAAAAGAGTTGTGCAGACGCTG